TCGGCACGCAGCACATGCTCTTCGGTCGCCGTTTCTTCCATCTTTCTATCCTGCAATGCCTTGATTCTATCCGCCTTCGCTGTAGCCCAACTCTGCCCAGGGTGGCCACCCCATGCCGCCCATGCAACGCGGCCGGCTGAGGGGTAGCCATCCTCATCAGGGTTAAAGCCTTGACCTTGCTTGTCGACTTCATGGCGTGCGAACCATGCCGCCATCGTGATCACGGTGTCGGCGCTCAACTCATCACCGCTAAGGATCTGCGATGCACGCCGCGCCGCAACCTCAGTGCCGCCAGCCTCGCCATCTGCTTTCCAATCCCGATATCGCTGTGCCTCTTCCTTCATGCCAGCAGTAGGCATGAGATCAATCTCCTCGCCTCCAACGATTGCCATCAATCCTCAAATGCCTCAGTGGGATCCTCCAAGACCGATTCCTCTTCGTAGTCCTCTTCTTCTAGCGGAGGATCGGTCTCATCAAACGCAGGCGTTGCACCCATGCTTACCGGGGGCTGAACGCCGCCACCGCTGTTGACTTCGCTTGGATCAGTGTCAACGACGATATCCATCTCGTCCAGCATTGCCAGCTCAGCCTGACGTGCCACCAGCACATCCTCAAGGTCGCCGCCCTGTTCAGCGATCACCTGGCCCAAGGTCTTGAAGCCACAGCGCACAGCCGTCTTGTAGGCATCCACCTCACGCTGCGGATCTACCCACTCCCAACTGCGCGGCACCCACCGGCTAGCGCGATAGCGGTCCGGGTTCGTCTCATAACCAGGCAGGCTGAGCGCACCGCTCAGCACAGCCATATCAAGCCACGCCTCAAATACCTGCTGGTGAAAGTTTTCCACCATGTACCGCTGCAGCACGCGATAGGTGTCTCGCTCTTCAAGCAGGCTCAGCCGGCTGCTGCTGTAGTTGCTTTCTGAGAAGTTCTTGCTGATGCTCTCGAACGACACCCCGACACCAGCCGCCACAGCACGCAGCATCGAACGCGTGAATGGTTCCAGCTGGCCATCAGGTGCATTCAAGTCCGGCACCGTGACGCTTTCGCCAGGCGCCAGATACTTGAACACACCAGGCTGAAACTCACTGACGCGCTCACCTTCGTAGATCTCGTCTCCCACCAGCTCGCCCTCTGGCGACTGGATGAATCCCATCAGCGCCGAGCTAGCCCGAGCACGCACCACCTCAGCCTCCTCATAGCCCTGCAACATGTGCAGCCGCATCAAAGCCGATGCGAACCACGTCACGCCACGTGTCTGCCCCGGACGCTCAGGCAGGAACAGATGGATCACCTCATCGGCAGGCACCCGCACGCGCTTACCGTTCGTGCGCGGGTTACCCGCATAAGTGTCGCCAGGATGGTTGGCGTAGAAGTGATAAGCCTGCGGCCGTAGGTAGCCATCCACTTCAATGCCCATTCTTACCGTGTTGCCATCCTTGGCTTGCGGCACATCGTCATCGATCAGGTAATCCGCTTCCAGCACCTGCAGCGCGAAAGGCACTTTGCTGTCACCAAACGGCCGTCTGATCATCCTGATGAACACTTCGCCGCTCTCGGCCAAGCTGCGCACCAGCAGGCGCTCAATATCGTGGAAGCCAAGGATGCCGCTTACATCACAACGGCTTTTGTGCATCCACTTCTCCCACTGCTCGTGGATTTGGCCGTTAATGGCCTCATCCAGCCGGCCACCACGCAGCATCCGCACCTGCCCCTGATGGCGGATGCCATGCCCGATCACGTTGTTCTGGATCGCCCGTAACGCTTGCCGCGCATAGTCGTTATCCCTGCACAGCTGACGCGCCCGATTGCGCAGCGCCTTAAAGCTGCTCTTGATTTCGCTGTCGGCACTAGTCCCGCTTGTCACCCAGTCAGCCGTCAGCCTGCTAACGCGGGCACCTTGATACGCACGCCTCTGCGGCCGCACCGGCTCAAATCCCATCGCTCGAAATAGCCGCGTGCGCAATCCCATCAGAACCTCACGAACAGATTGTGCGGATTGCCAAGACCATTGGCGATCAGCTCCGCCATCTGCTCTCGTTTGATCTCGGCCTTCAGCTTAGATTCACGCTCCATCAGCTCACCCAAATCAAGCTTGGTGAAGCTGCGGCTGCCGATGGTGTACTGCTTAGCGCCGCCGCTGATGATTGTGCGGATCGCAGCCTGCACAGCATCGAGATCGATCTGCGCTTGACTGCGCCCGTCAAACGCGCCCGGTGTGCCGGCATAGCTCAGCGCACGCTCAACCGTCAATTGGCCAGCACCCAGCGTGATTACCGATCCAGCCTTGCTAGCAATCGCCTGCCAATACCAGGTGCCCGCATCAAACCCGCCGCTGGTCGCTGCGCTGATCGTGAACTCCCACCCAGTGCCGTAAGCAGTGCCCGTAACACTGCTGCCCTCGCTCGCTGTATTGGTGCGCAGCCAATACGTCAGCGAGTAGTCCGCGCTGCCAACTACATTGCCCAGATTGTCCACGCCCTCAACGTCCCGCCACTGGATCGTGTCGCCGGCCTGGATTGTGCTGGGGATGTTCACGGCCTACCAGTTGCTGACAAACGCAGACGGGGCGGCAGGCGCCGCTTTCTTCCTCGATCTTAGCGGTGCCTTCTTGCCTTCCTCTAACTGCACTCTCAGCTGTTCCCACATCGTTGCCTGGTTCATTCGCCGCCCATAAAGCAACATCGCCGCATAGCCATACACCAAGCAATCCAACGCTTCGTTTCGATCACCCGCTTTCTTCACCCACTCACGGATCGGAAAGCCGCGGTGATATCGCAACGCCTGCCGTTCACTGGTCACCTGCTTGAAGTAATCCTCATCGGCAGCCATCCCAAAGTGCAGACCGCCCGTCGCTTGGTTGTGGCGCAGCCGACCAAACAACGTGGTCTTGATCGTGTCAGTGCCCAGCTGATACAGCGTGACGCCACGCTTAATCACCCGGCCGCGCCAGTTCACATCCACCTTGCTGCCCTTGCCAACCGCAGCGCTGTTGCGCCGGCTGCTGCCCTTGATCGCAACCACACCCTGCCCAACCCGGTCACGCACGTACCGGTACACCTCATGCGTGCAGTGGCCGCCGGAGTCCACAGCCATCTGCGCAACCTTCAATGTCTTGCCGCTCTCGTGTTCCCACTCAGTCGCCAGCACTGTATCCAGCTGCCCCCATACCTCCGTCATGGTCGGGTCGCCCATCAGCTCCTGATGCCACACCAGCCAGCCCGTCTCGCCCTCGCCCCATCCCCACACGCTCACCGCTAACCGGTTGTCCTGCACGTCAACGCCAGCAGTCAGCAGCACAACGCCAGCAGGGCACAGCCCGCTCTTGTAATCCAGTCGCCGTTCCATCAGTCCATCGGCGCTGATCTTCGCCGCGTAGTCCTCCTCCCATGTCTCCGCCAGCCGCGTATTCACAAACGCCTTCAAAGCCGGCGCATCGCCCTTAGCCCGCAAGAAATCCTCCACCAGCTGTTCCCAGCTGCACCAACCCAGCGGGCTATACAGACCACTCAGCTGGAACCCAGCAGTCCGGCCATTGCCAGCCGGTGCCGTTGGACGCCACTCACCACGCCGCAGCATCGCTGGCTTATGCAGCTCCTCGAATCGCTCACCGCAGTGCTCACACTGATACCGCGCAGTCTCCGGCCTGCCGTCGTCCCACTTCAGCTGGCCCCACTTCAACCATTCCATCGCGCCACAGCTCGGGCACGGCACATAGAACCGCCGCTGATCGCTCCGCAAATAGTCCGCCTCGATCCGGCTGAAGTCCTTCACGGTCGGCGTGCTGGTCAACAAGATCTTGCGCCGCGCAAACGTCGTCGTCCGTCGCTCCGCCAGCGCCACCGGGTCGCCCTCACCGTCCACATCACTCGGAAATCCGTCCACCTCATCGCAGAACAGATACCGACACGGCGCTGATCGCAAGCCCGTCGCACTGTTCGCCCCAGTCAGCAGCATGATCCCGCCGCTGAACTCTTTGCTGAACATCGTGTTGCCAGAGTCCCGCGCCCGTGCCGGTGCGATCTTCTCTGCCAGGCACGGCGTCTCCGTGATCATGCTCTCTAGCCGCTGCTTGCTCAGCCGCTTCGCCATCTCCACCGTTGGCTGCACGCACAGCATCGGCCCTGGCGCATGGTCGATCACATAGCCCAGCCAATTGCTGCCGGCCTCCGTCTTGCCCGTCTGCGCCGCAAACATCATCACCACCCGCTGCACAGCGCTTTCGCTGCTCAGGCAATCCATAGGCTCACGCAGGTATGGCGTCCGATCCGTGCGCCATGGCCCCGGCTCTGCACTTGCCTTGCTGCTCAGCCGCCGATACCGATCCGCCCACTCACTCACGGTCAGCGGCTGCTCAGGCCGCAGCCCATCCATGAAGCCATCGCGCCATGCGTTAGCCATCACACAGCTCCACCAGCGCAGCCCGGTGCTCTTGCGTCAGCACCTGGTGAATCACGGTCGGATCCGTCTCGCCAGCCAGCTGATGGCTCAAACGATCCGCCAAATTCGCCAATGCTTCCCGCACGCCGCGGCCAACCTTAAACGCCTCCTTCTTCACCTCCTCAGCTGGCACCAACTCACCCCGTTGCTGCGTCACCTGCAGCTTCGCTAGCTCCGCCTGATAGTGCTCACGCCTCGCCCTGCTCTCATTCAAGTCCGGGATCGCATCATCCGGCAATCCATTCACCCGACGCCGCAACTCATCCGCATCCCTCACCGGCTCCTCCACCGGGTCGGGCCTGCTCACCTTGCTCACGCTGTTGGCAACCGTGTTCTTGTTCCACAGCTCAAGCGCCAGATCACGATCCAGCCAGCGCTTGCCATCCTTCACAACAACAGCGCCAGCGATCCTGCTCTTCGTCGCATGAGTTACAGCGCCCTTGCTGCACCCCCTGATCGCTGCAAACTCAGCGAACGTGACCAGCACAAAGTTAAATCGATCTAGCGTTAACTTAACTCCCGCTAAACCGCCCTAAACTGTCTCAAGGGAGTCTCATTTGAGACTCACGTGAGACTCCTTGCGCCGCAAGGGTTTAGGACGGTTCGGCGCTGACGCTAGCGGAAGCGGGTGCGAACGAACGACC